GGCGTCTCTTATGAGCTGAGTGTCAGGCTGTCCAACCACCTTCAAGACCTGACGCTTGTAGTCGAGCTCATCATGAATCTCATCAATAAAATATAAATTACCCTCTCGGCGCTCGATCATGGGCTTGGGCTCTGGCTTGGTCACTTGCTCTTGATGAGCTCCCCAAGCTCGATCCCACTCCATAGCTTTGACCTGCTCAGGCGTGGGCTGATCATCTGAGCAGATGAGTTTAGAGTGTGGATAGGTGTGAGGCTCATCCATGCTCACGTTACGCTTACACCTCTCACACCACTCAAAGCCATCCTCAAGGATCCCGCGCTTCGCGCGTGGCTCAGGCTCAGGCTCTGAGCTATTGATATTAGATTGTTCTATATTGATATTAGATTGATCTATATTGATATTGGGTGGCGAAAGTGACACCCCACCTGTGTCACTTATGACACTGCCCCAGTGTCCTTTATGACACCCCTCCTGTGTCACATCTGACACCCCACCTGTGTCACTTTCGCCACTAGTGTCATTTTCGCCACTAGTGACAGATTTGGCAGTCTCACCACTTTTGTCACCCATGTCATAAACGCCACTAGTGTCATTTTCGCCACTGGTGTCGCTTGTGACACTCACAGGGTCAATCTTAGCTGGTGGTGTAGTCTGTGGCTGACCATCAAGGATGCTCTTGACGAGCTCCACATTCAAGCGGGTGTCAGCCTTATGGTGTAGGCGTGGGACATCTGAGCGAAGCTCAACCATGCGTTCAAGCCACCCTGCTCTCTTGAGTGATGCCAGGTGACGCTTCACCTGTCGCTCACCCTGGCTTGACACCTTGGCAATATCGCGAGCGCTGACCTGACCTGTCCAAGTGTGCCAATCAAGGCGGGTACACAGCATGATCAGGGTATACTTTTGCGCCGTGGTTAAAGTCTCATCAAGGCCAATCGCCTTGCGTACATCAAACTCTTTCATAAGAGCTCCTCTCGTTTGTGGTGCTCTATATATAAAGCTTTTGTTTGGCTCGGTCAACTTTAGTTTGTTGACCGTGTGAAAATATTTGTTGACTTGGTGTGTGGAGTGTGGCACAAGGAGTCATCACCACATCACAAGGAGCCATCATGAAAGAGCGCCTAAAGAAAGACCTCAAAGCAGGTCGCTACAACTTTGGTCACCTAGCAGAGGAAGCCAATGTCAACCGATCCTACTTGAGCCAGATTCTCAACGGATCAGTCACACCATCAATCAAGGTCGCGACCTTAATTGCTATGGCAGCCAACCGCCTCACGGGGTCCACCACCTACACCCCTGATATGTTCATCACCATCACCAAGGAGCTCCACCAATGATCACCACCATCTTTATCTGTTGTCTCATCGCTATCTTCTTCAGCGCTTGCGCTCTCATCGCTGACAAGCTCACACAGCCAGCACCTGAGCCAAAGCGTGAGCCCCTCCCCTTCACCTCTCGTCATCTCAAGCCCAATGAGATAGCCACCCTCATTCATCAACTGTACATCATTGACAGCATCCACCCTATCACTCCTGAGAACTACCATGATGAGACACGCCTCACCCTTGAGGAGCTCATCAGCGCTCGCCTTGGCGTCAAGTTCCAACTCACCTCAAGGGATTGGTTCCACATCATGCGCGCCTGGTACGTCACAAGAGGACAAGACAGCGCTGAGCGTATCGAGCGCCTTGACCTCCGTCTCAAGCTCAACATCTGACTCACACCACACCCAATGAAAGCAGCCACTATGACTATCTACACACCACGCAACCTATCAGAGGCTAAAGAGATTGCCTCACTCATCTCACCTAAGCCTCAAGACTGTCTGAGACTACACGCCGCCTTTGGCTCCCACTTTGGTGGTGACATGGCGGTCACTCAAGCCAATTGCTACATGTTGAGCGGTAAGCCCTCACTCAACGCTGATGCCATGGCGGGAGTGGTCAGGCGCTCTGGGCTCTGTCGCTTCATGCTTATCAGCTCATGGGACAATGAGCATTGCACCTATCAATGTGCTCGGCATGATGAGCCTGAGAGCATTGTCCACACCTTCACCTATACCATAGCCATGGCTAAGGCTCAGGGCTTGACCCGCAACCGCAACTGGTCACAGATGCCCATGCAGATGCTAAGAGCGCGAGCGCTCACCATGGCGCTGAGGGCGGTCTATCCTGACGCTGTATCTGGTATGTATTCACCTGACGAGCTCGCTGATAACATGAACATGAGCGACAGCGAGCGCGCCAAGATCAGCGCTGAGAGCTTAGGTGAGGAGCTCCGTGAGCCTACTGAGCAACCACGCCCCATGAGCGCGCCACCTCAGCCACCCTCACAACACCAGGCGATTGAGAGCGCGCCACCTGAGGACGCTGACACGCCACCCGCGCTCAAGAAGCTCAGCCCTGATCAGCGCCCCAATCCTCAGCATGTGGTGACCCGCCTCTTAGATGTGGCCACTATGGGCGCACTAAATGAGGAAGATGGGAGCGTTGAGCCTTCTGATTGGGATGAGGACGACCTCAAGCTAGTGACCGAGCGCGCCGCTCAGGTCAAGACATGGAAGGACGTTGAGGTCTACGCTTCAGCGCTGTGGGCTGTGGCGTCTAAGCCCTCCAACGCTTGCCCTGATGAGCTTGATGAGCTCCTCAAGACTATCAAGAGCCTGGGCTATACAGAGGCGCGCTTGGGCATCTTCTGAGCTGAGGCTCAGCGTGGCGGGGCATACGTCACCACCCCATGACTTGATGGAGAGTAAATCATGAAGAAGAACACAGGCCCATACGCAGACAAGAACAATGCAAAGTTGACCAGATTGTTTATAGAGCTGAGGTCAGGTAAGAATCTTGAAGAGGCGTGTAAGAAGGTTGACCTATCAATTGGGACAGTTCGCAAATGGCGATCCAAAAACCCAAAGTTTAAGGCTGAGATAAATAGACACCTGAGAGCATATCAACGACCTATCAAATTAAAAGCATCAGAGGATCCGACACTAATCTTGGAGCTCTTGGCTTTAATCAAAGAAGGCAAAACAATTGGGTTCGCTCTTGAGTCTCTAGGCTTAGACCATAGTGATTATTATAGGTACTCAAGAGAGAGCCAGTTTTTTCGTGAACAATATGAGTATGCAAGGGCCATTAGACCTCCCTTTGCTCCAACGGTTGACATAGATCTATCATGGAATGAGATAGATCTTGGTTTCACATCATCATCCCACCTCTACTTTATGCATGTGGTAGGGTCTGATTTGATCAAGATAGGAATATCAAAAGATCCAACCAGCAGATTAAAGGGTATCTGTGGCAGTTGCCCATACCCTGTTAAGATTGATACGCTGGTCATCAATGGCGGAATGTATGAGCGTCCAATACACCAGATGCTATATGAGGCTGACTTATACTCTCATGGTGAGTGGTTCAAAAAAGAAGGTCAAGCTATAGCTTTAGAGTATCTGAACGCTGAAAAGATCAAGCTTGACGCTCAACCCCAACCTATGTCATAAAGACCACCTCCTTGAATGGAGCTCACCTTTTCGGCGAGGTGATCTACATAGCCTCTAAGCGTCTACTCTTTAACAAGGGGAGGCTCAACGCTTAGGGGCTTTCTTATATCAACAGGCGAGCGCCCCATAAGCGATGACCGCCACCAACGCAAAGGCCCACGCGTTGTCTCCTATCCTGTCAGCTATGGGGTCAGCCCAATAGCTCAGGAAGCAGACAAGGATGAGGACAAGGGCGCTGTGTGTCACGTTGTGATGGTGCATTGACCAGAGGAGCAAGCTGGCTCAAGTTGAGCGTCATAGTAGTCACTATCAAGATGGTGAAGGTCTACACCTGACCAATCAATCTTAGCAAGCCTGTTCCACATCTCCTCAGCCTCAGAGCCCTCCTCTACAGTCTGATAGGGTGCTAGGTTGTAGGCGCTGTCACCAAACCAACCAAGGAGCGCCACGCCTCTGAGCTCGCCACGCGCCTCCCACAGGAAGTCAGCCACATCATCCCACTCATCATCCTTGACTGTGCATGTGTTGGAGACGTTGTGTGTCAGGCCCTCCACTCTGGTCTGCTCACTCCCTGGCTTGACCCAATGCTGATACACCAAGCGTACACGCTTGAGGTGGTCAAGCGCTGTGTCATCCTCTCTAGTGAGAGCTCCCTCAGGAGCTGAACAGGCAAAGGCCACCACGCCTGTGTGCTCATCGAGCTCCACACACGCCTCAGGTACTTTGGCCCACAGCTCAGCCCACACAGGATTGACCCGCGCTATTCTCATGCGCCTGATGTAGCGCTTGGCGTGGAAGGCGTGAACCCCTGCGCTTGTACCTGCAACCGTTGAGGTGTTCCCGCTTGGCTTGATGGTGGTGACGCGTGAGGCGGTCTTGATCCCAATGGCCTCAGCTGTCTTGGCGTTCTGCTCAACACAGACCCGCGCCCCCTCCTCGAGGAGCTCAGGGTCAAACATGAGCTCAGGAGCTGAACACATGCCTGTGATGCTGACACCAATGAGCGCCTCTTGTCTCAGGATGACCTTGGTGGCCAGGAGGAGGTAGCCTTGATGAGTGTAACCAGCCTGAAGTGTTCCAATGTGAGCGGCGGCCTTGCAAGCCTCAAGGAAGTCCTCACGGCTCTTGATCTTGGAGGCGTTGATCTCTGTGAGGTTGCAGACGCTCCACCCTGAGGTCCACTCATAGCCAATCCGCTCATAATGCTCACGGCGCTCGAGGAGCTCTAAGCTGACATGGGTGACCGCCTCACCCTTAGGGTCTGTGATGATGTAAGGGAATAGACCAATCTCAGCACATGGGTTAGTCCCATGATGCTCATTGGCTTGCCATAGCACACCAGGCTCACCCCATTGACGCGCCATCTGCACAACGTGGTCCACGGTCGAGCGCTCAGCCTCTGTGATACTGAGCCCCGCTGAGATGTTGGCATAGGCTCTCTGTGGATGGTCAACGTACCAATCCCCTGTTTTAGCGTTCATCATGAGGTGGTCATCCTCATCAAAGATAGCGATAGAGGCTGAGCGCCTCACGCCACCTGACAGGACCGCCTCACTCAGCAACATCATGATGTCAAAGGCGTCAATAGACCTGAGCCTTGGCATCTTCACCAAGACTAAACGGCTCAGTAGCTTGTCAATCTCCTCGAGCGCCTTGGCTAGAGGCTCATGACCTGGGGCGTTCCCACCTGAGCTGATGGGAGCTCCCTTCTTCCTGATGAGGCTGAAGTCAAACTTAAAGTCATAATAGTCCTCATAGTATCCCCTGTGAAGGTAGCTCTCGATGAGGAGATTCACAGCGTGAGCCCATCCTTCAATAGAGTCACTCACCATGTGTCTCCTACGCTCACGCCTGATCATCTCTGAGGGAGCGAGGAGGCGAGGGAGGCGCTTGAGGTCTTTAGCCCTGAGGCTGAAGCCTGTTCCACAGCCTGAGAGGAGAAGCCAGAACGCCTCAGCAAAGAAGCGCGGGCGGTCACATGGGGAATATGTACAGTTGTAAATCCTCATGTTATTTCGCTCGATAGCCTTCCCACCAAACTGTGTCGAGCGTTGGCTAGGAAAGACCCTTTGTTGTCGTACTAACTTAAAGGCGGCCATTGTCTCACCCACCACCTGAGGGTAGCGCTTGAGGTGCATAGCCTCCACTCTACTGACTGCATGGTCCCAAAGCTCACGGCCACCGCCACCCACTAAGGGGCGGGCGTATTGAGCAGAGAAAGCCACCTGACCTAACAGATCATTCTGCATGGTTCACCAATCCTTAAAGGGGCTGAGCCCCTGGTCTAGTCTATCTGCTAATCAGATAGATAATGGTCACAGTAGTGGAGAGGCTCAGACCAAGCGTGGCCCCTCTCCACCACCACATATCATCCCGCGCTAGGTCGCGCTCCTCAATCGCCTTGGCTGTGAGCTCCTTGAGCTTGGCTTGCTCCTCAAGGTAAGCCTCATGAACAGCCTTGTGATTGTCTTGAACCTTGCCCAGCTCCTCAATGAATGAAGCCTTGAGAAGGTCAATCTTCCTGGTCCAATACTGTTCTGAATTAAGGAGGTCAGATTGGACACGGGCGAACTCACCAAGCTCAAGACAGAACTCATCAGAGGGCTCAATGTAGCGCGCCGTGATAACCTCACCTGTAGTGAGGGTCAGAGGCTCACTTAACTGAGGGAGCGGAGTGAGAATCGTTAATAGGCTCAGGAGGATAGGTGTCATGTGAAGCCTCACAGATGCGACAGCGGAGCGCCTTATACTTGTCTAAGGTGAGCTTACAGCGCTCACGCTCAAGGCGGACCTGATCATCACACCTAGATGGTAGGTTCGTCAAGAGCTCCCTCTCACAGGCTTGGCGCTTCTCAATCGCTACACTTAAAGCCTCCTCACAGGTGCCACAGTCTACCTCTGTACAAGAGACACCAATCCACGCGCCACCACCAATGGCGAGCACAGACCACACAGCGATGATAAAGAGCGCCTGAGTGAGCGTGAGGTCATGGGGGGGGATCATTTGGCAGTCTCATAGACTGAGAGCATGCGCTCAATGCGCGTGAGCTGAGCTCCAAGCGCCTCAAGCCTAGTCTCGATCTTAGCGCTTTGGACCTCCATCGCTTGGGTCCGTTGGCTGACGCTCTTGACCTCAGCCTCAAGCTTCATGATCTGAGCCGCCTGTTGATCACACCTGGTTTGGAGGGTGCCAATGTCCCTCATGGTGAGCATGACCCACCCAAGGATGGGGATCAGCGCGACTGTGATAATGTCCTTGATCTTGTCCCAGTTCATGATGAGCTCCTTAGTCTCTTACTGACAGAATCTGCACAGCCGCTGGATAACTTGTGTTCTGTGAATAGGTTAGAGTTGTCCCACCGTTTGATGTAGTCGCAACAACCTTAAGCTTCACTGTGACTGAGGTGGAGATAGAGCTTGATGGAATAAAGATGACAGCCTCTGAACGGTACATTGGCGTATGTCTCAGTAACCGC